TTACCAATGTCTCATATGTTATCTATTATAACCAAATTTTGATTTAAGGGACAATATATAGGACATTATGTCTCTTATCGAGGACAATTTCGAGGACATAATGTCCTTGGCGAGCTTATCCGGACATAATCCGGACATTTCAAGGACATTTTTTGTCCGGATTATTTCTTTATTATCATTTTTCTAATCATTATATTTATAGTTATGCAAACATACGGAATAGATTTCCCATTTAGGGATAGTAATACGGGTGATTATCTACAAATGACACTCACTCCAGAAAAAGAAGTGAGAGCAAATCTAATTCATTTACTCTTAACTAGAAAGGGAAGTAGATATTTTTTACCCGATTTCGGTACTAGATTATATGAATATATTTTTGAGCAAAATGACACGGTTACACATAGTCATATCGAAGAAGAAATAAGAGAAGGGGTAAAAAAATACATACCAAATTTAGATATTAATTCTATTGAAATAGTTTCAGCAGAAAACGATCCGGACAGGGTTCGAACATATAGTGAAGAAAACGACGACAGACTTTTTCGTGTCACCCCGGATGCGGGAAGACCGTACACAGCAGTAGTGAAAATAGATTACACAGTTAATAATGGAGCATTTTCTGCTTCAGACTTTATAATTATCAATTTATAATATGGATAAAAAAATATCATACGCAACAAGAGATTTTGCGGGATTAAGAGACGAATTAGTTAACTTAACCAAACAGTATTACCCTAATCTAATCAGTAATTTCAATGATGCTTCAATTTATTCTGTATTATTGGATTTAAACGCGGCGGTTTCCGATAACTTACATTTTCATATCGATAGGGTTTGGCAAGAAACTATGCTGGATTTTGCACAAGAAAGACAATCACTCTACCATATTGCTAAAACATATGGAATAAAAATACCCGGACTAAGACCGTCAATTGCGTTATGTGATTTCAGTATCAATGTTCCTGTAAGAGGAGATAAAGATGATGATAGATATGAAGGTATATTAAGATCCGGAGCTCAAGTATCCGGTGGGGGACAAATTTTTGAAACCATTGATGATATTGATTTTTCTTCGCCATTTAACAGTAAAGGTGAAACTAATAGGCTTAAAATACCTAATTTTGACAATAACAATAAATTAATCTCATACACTATAACAAAAAGAGAAGCAGTTGTTAACGGTGTTACTAGAATATATCGTAGAGTTTTTACCGAATTAGATCAAAAACCGTTCTTTAAAGTATATCTACCGGAAAAAAACATATTGGGTGTTGTTTCAATGATACATAAAGACGGAACTAACTATGGTGCTAACCCTACTTATGACGAATTTATGACAGCAACAAACAAATGGTATGAAGTTAATTCGTTGATTGAAGATAAAGTTTTTGTTGAAAATACAACATCAGCATCAGATACCGAAAATTTTAGAGCCGGTGATTATATTGATGTATATAATAAATTTATTACAGAAAACACCCCGGAAGGGTATTTTGCTATTACGTTTGGATCTGGTAATGTTGATCCGATGCAAAACTTGGATGATTATATGACAACCACTATGAGGGTTGATCTATCAACATTTTTAAATAACACTTCTCTTGGTAGTATACCAAAACCAAACACAACCTTATTTGTAAAATATCGAATTGGTGGTGGTAAAGAATCAAATTTAGGTGTAAACGTTATTTCTTCCATTGATACAGTAGATTTTATTGTTAACGGACCTAATCCCGCAATAAACGGACAAATAGTTCAATCATTAAGAACAACTAATGTTACACCGGCAATCGGTGGGTCAGACGCACCGACAATTGAAGAGACGAGAGCAATGATTGCGTATAATTTCGCCGCACAAAATAGAGCCGTCACTTTAAATGATTATAAATCATTAATTGAGACGATGCCTTCAACATATGGAGCTCCGGCTAAAGTTAATGTTATGGAAGAAGACAATAAAGTGAGAATTAAATTACTATCATATGATGCAGAAGGCAATTTAACTGACATTGTTTCAACTACATTAAAAGAAAACATACTTAATTATCTTACCAAATATCGAATGTTAAATGATTACTTGGATATTGTAAGTGGTGAAGTAATTGATATGGGATTGGAAATGGATCTCATCGTAAATAAAAATGAAAACCAAACCGATATTGTAAAACAAGCAATACAAACGGCAACAGACTTTTTTGATATTACAAAAAGAAAAATGGGAGACCCATTGCTTATTGGCGATTTAACAAGAGCAATTGGTAATGTTGCGGGAGTGGTTAACGTTGTTGACATTAGAGTTTTTAATAAAATAGGTGGTAATTATTCATCATCCGAAGTCTCACAATCGTACAAAGACCCAATAACAAAGGAAATTTTACAAAGTGATACAGTTATTTATATGAAATCCAATCAGATATTTCAGATAAGATACCCTTCAACTGATATAAAAATAAGGGTTAAAACTCTATCTTCCACTACATATTAAAAAGTTTTTTGTTTATATTATAAGAAAATAGGCGAGTTTCTATTTATATTAGTATGGGACAAAAACAAAGAATAAGCACAAATATTGGTAGAGACCAAAAAATTAGTGTTGAACTTCAGCAAGATTTTAAATTATTAGAAATACTTTCTTTAAAATTAACACAGAAAGACATTTACACGTCTTTATGCTCCGATTATGGAGTTGTTTGTGGTAGAGTTACAGTAAACAATGGGTTTGGTGTACCAAATGCTAGAGTTTCAATATTCATTCCGTTATCAACAACAGACGAAGATGACCCTGTTATATCGGCACTATATCCTTATAAAATATTATCTGATAAAACTGAGGCGGGAGTAAGATACAATTTATTACCAGCAAGAAAACAACACGGAGGACATACCGTTACCGGCACATTTCCGGACCAATTAGATATTTTAACAAGAGAAGAAGTTTTAGAAGTATACGAAAAATATTACAAATATACAGTTAAAACAAATGATGCTGGCGACTTTATGATTTGGGGAGTTCCCCTTGGAGAACAAACTATACACGTTGACCTTGACCTATCAGATATGGGATGTTTCTCATTAAGACCGGACGATTTACTTAATAAAGGGTTCGGAATAGACCAATTTAGATCAAATTACCAGTTCAAATCAAGTACAGACATTGATTCATTGCCACAAATAGTAACTTTTGATAAAACTATTGAGATTTATCCTTTCTGGGGTAATGAAGATTTATGTGAAATAGGAATCACTAGAACAGATTTTGATTTATCTGATCGGGGAATAAAGATAGAGCCAAAGGCATACTTAATTGGTGGGACGTTTAGTGATAATGGTAAAATGTCAGTAAACAAAAACTGTCAGCCGAGAAAGAAAATGGGTCGTAAATGTGATCTAACAACAAAAGCCGGAGTTATCGAAGCCATTAGATTTACTACAGAATATGACGAAAATAACAGGCCAATATTAGAATATATTGACAATGCTGATGAGATTTATGACGATGGATCATTTATGGCTTCATTACCAATGAATATGGATTATATTTACACCAATGAATTTGGTGAAAACGATTATACAACCGATCCAAATAAAGGTATTCCAACATCCGCTTGTTATAGATTAAGATTAAGTTTAGATGATGCAGGACTTGATAGAGTGAGAACCCTTGGTAATTATTTAGTTCCAAATATTAGGGAATATTCCGGGGAAACAAATGCGTCTTATGCGTTTTCAACCGATTTTGCTGATTACCCAACAAATGCTGTCGATACATTAATTTTAAATACGGTGGATGGATTTTATACACCACAAGATTATTTTTACAGATTTACATACAACAAAGTTTATTCGGTATCTTCGTTTCAAGGGTCATATTTTAAAGGATCTATTTTAGCAAAAGACGCTTTTTTAGGTATAAAAGAAATTGTACCAACAGAAGAAGAAGATTGTGGTGGTGAAATAGTAACGCCACCGGTTAATTTTGGGGTGAAGAATTATACCTTTCAGTTATTAATAGCAGATGTTCTCTTATTATTGGAACATTTAAGTAATTTGGTTGTATTAATGTTTTTTAATACAATAACATTAATATTTCACGAATTAGGTAAAGTGTTTGATTTTTGGCCAGTAAAAAAACTTGGAGCCGTATTTACAAAGTTCGCATATAGATTACAAGATAATAGTCAACGAAGTCTTTATTTAATAACATATCCGGAATGTGAAGAATGTAACGGGGAAAATCAATATGGAGACTTTCGAACCACAAATAAAGCAGATAATTTTTGTGTCGTTGGACATTTTTCAATGTCGGGTAGTACTGACGAAAATAATAGATCCTTAATAGTTCCAGAAACTGGATGGTCATTTGTTCATCCGGTATCCCTTTGTACTGATACTGCCGACGAAATAACAGACATTGCTTATTTTGTAGCACATCAGTCAGATTATATACTAACA